TGTTCCTGCGCGTCGATAGCCGCCAGTTCGTCCTGGTTCTGGCGTTGCAGGGTGTCGAGGAAATTTCGCGCAGCCGTCTGCTGCCGTTGGGCTTCGGTTTCGGCGCGTTTAGCCTGCTGCGCCGCCCGATTATCGGCGGCCTTCTGTTCGGCGGCCCCACGCTTCGCTTCCGTGTCGTTGACGCGCTGGATATCCTGGCGGGCCTCTTCATCGCGGGCGGCGTTATAAGCAGCTATCTGCTCCTTGGTTACACCTTCACGCTTGGCGAATGCCTCTTTATCGGCCTGCGCCTGTGCCGCATAGCGCTCTTTGTCCGCCAGGTTACCAATCTGAACGTTCTTGATAATCTGGTCGTTCTGCTCTTTCAGGCGCTGGGTGGTGGAGTTTACAGCGCGCCCAAGTTTATCCTGAGAACCGGATAACGCATCCGCCTGCGATTGTGCGGACTGCATCTGGCCGATGTTCTTGAACAGTTCACCGTTGAACTTGACCAGTTCACCGTTCGTCCCCTGGTATTTATCGTTCAGGCGCGCCGTCTCATCGGAAAGCGCCTTGATATTCTCGGGCGATGCGTTCTTCTGCACGGCAGCGAGCAGAGGCACCAGCGTTTCCGCTTCCTGGTTGGTGATGCCGAACTTGCTGGACAGGTCCTCGATGTACCCGGTCAGGGAGGATGTGTTTTGCCCAAGCTCAAGGGAGCGCTGCGCACCGATAGCCGAGCCGTTTGTCCAGGTGTCGAGGCTGTCAACCAGGTCGGTGATAGCTTCCTTCGCGCCCTCGGTCTGGGTTACGGTTGCCGATTGCGCCTCGTAGAATTTGGCTTGGGCCTGCGACGCGGTATCGATATTGTTCGCCAGCGTGACGAAGCTGTCGGACAGCTCGTAGGTGCCGTCTTTGTTCTTCTGGAGAACATCGTCAAGCGTCTTGGTCGAGGCCTGGAGTTCTTCCGCGCTAACCTTAGCGCCGCCAAGAGATTTGACCAGAGTACCGCCGACGGCAGCAGACAGAGCGATGATTGCGCCGATTACCGCGCCGCCGGGGCCGAATGCACCGGCGAGCTGCGAACCCTGCTGGCCGATAGCCACGAACGCAGAAGTGCCGCCCTGAATCTGGACAATCATGTCCTGAACCTGGTAGCCAATCTGTTGCGCGCCGGTGCCAAAGCCTTTTAGTTTAGGCGTGGCCTTGTCGACGGAAGAGGACATCTTGGTTGCCGAAGTATCGGCCTTTCCGGCGGATGTGGCGAAATCGTCGAGCTGTTTAGCCGACTGCTCCGCGCCTTCTGTTTTTACCCTCGCGATTAGCGAAGCTGTATCAGCCATCGTCCCGGCCCTCAAATATCGCGTCTATACCCATGATAAGTTCCGCCTCAAGCAGACCTATCGTGTCCCCGGTAACCGATGTATAGGCGACCAGGTCCTGCCATTTAATTATATCACGAGGACATAATACCAGCGATTCGCCGGTGTCGCGCTGTATGAATTTAAGGCTTCGGTGTTTTTCCCAGGCCCCGATGAATATCGCGGGTAGTTCCGGGTGCTCATCCTCTTTCCTGGTTGCCGTTTGTACCTGGCCTATAGCAATCAGGAACGCCTCGTGGCCCGCGCCTATGTCATCGAATTTCTGTTTCTTCTGGCGGTCGACATAGGTCCAGCTGGCGAATGCATACAGCGCTGCTACTTTTCCATTAACGACTTGCGGCTGTCGTTGAAGTGCTTGGCTACTACGGTGCCGAGGCCTTTATACTGCTTCAGCAGTTCCGTAAGCGCCTCTTTGCTGAACTCGTTATCCATCGACCAGCCGGTCACAACGGCAACCGCCAGAGCGTCGTTAAGCTCGTCGGCCTTCCAGTTGTATTCCGCGTTGTAGCGCGTCCAGTCGTTCTTCTCTTTGCATTCGGCGTCGAGCGGCGCGAGTTCTTCTTTAATCGCGAAGTACGCGCGGTGGTAGTCGCGCCCGGCTTTAACGCCGTCGTCGCTGGCCGGGCCGATAACGCGGAGCCACTCACCGGAGTCTTCACCATTCGGCAGCGGAATAGGCATTAGCGTACCCGCAGCGTGCTTGTCGGCGTAAAAGAAATCTTTCAGTTCCATCATTTATCCTTTGGTTAACAGGGTATTGGTTGATTAAAGCGCCAGGCGGTAACCATCCGCTTTTCCAGGGCGACTGTAGGCGCAAAATTATTCTATCTTTTTTGTTGCACTTTTGCTAATCGGCGTTTATATTAGCATAATATTATCAACGAAGAGGTTTATCATGAAAACATTACTTGCTGTGCTGCTCGGTTCTTCAATGGCTCTTAGCTTCTCTGCCGAAGCTATGACTTGCTCGGAATTATGGGAGTCTAACCCACAATCAAAATCTGAAGGTTTCTTGCGTGTCAGTAAAACTCAGCCTGAAATCACTGATGAAGTGCGAACAGAGTCAATTAAGCTTTGCGAGACCTCAGCAGTTGCGGCAAAGAGAGGAATATCGGTTGACTATGTACTGGGTCAGACAAATAAACGAGCACGCGGGTTGCCGGAGGAGGGCAGGTTAAGTATGGTGTTTATGGCCGTTGGTGGCTGGCAAATTGGTAAAATAAATAATTAAGGCCCCTTTCGGGGCCTTTCTCTTATGCGTAAGCGATACGCTGAATAACAATAGACGACTGCATCGGGTTACCTGTGGCCTGACCTTCCATAGTCAAGGTGATGGATTCTGGCCCGCCGATTTCTGGCGTAGCTGCCGTAAGTTCCGCGCGCTTCAGCGTGAACGACATCGCACCGCCAGCATTGGCGAGAATAGACGTCAGTTCAATCTGTGTTTCGTTTAGGAACAGATTCAACAGAGTCATGTCATACAGTTTACCGGCAAGTGAGAAGGTGTTAGCCGCGCGTCCACGTTCCACAAAAGCCACGCTACTATTCCCAAGCTCAAATTGGGCTGAAGTACCGTTGTCGTTGGTGATGGTGAATGTATCAATCAGTTCCAGCGGTGCGGTGCCGTTGAACGCCGAAACATCGACAGAAGCGAACGGGTCTCTTTTAGCGTCAGGCGGGAAAGTCGACCCGACAGGGTATGCACTGAGAACCTCCTGTGACAATCCAATCAGAGGGAACGACCCTGTCACCATAGCATTAACTGCCTGCTCAATGGTGAACCCCGTGAACTCGACGCCTCGCGTGATAAGATAGCTATCCGGTGCTCCGCATTTACCCTGGAGCCATGTCAACACTGAGTAAGTCTTACACAGGTTTCCGGTTTCCAGTTTATCACCAACAACCAGGTCGGTAGTTACGTCGGTTTCATCGGTCAGCGTGTGCGGAATCGCCGCGCCGGTGATGACAAGAGCAGACACGGCGGTGACGATAAATGGTTTGCTGTTGTCGCCCGTCAGGCTCGGGAATCGTACCAGGTCGCCAACTTCTACAGCGGTGGTGAAGTCGCCGGCGGAACGGGTGAATGTTTTACCGGATGCGGAGACGTCAACAGTCAACCCGGCAACAGTAGAACCTGCAACCCAGGAACTGGTCATCGCACCGGCCAGTAGTTCGTCCTGGCTACGCGGCCCAAACTCAATGGCAAATTCCCCAGTAACCTGTTTGTTGCCAGTACGGATGGACGACGTTTCGCGGCTGCCGTCCAGTTCGTTAGAAACCAGCGCATCGCGGGTTACGGCGGGGATACCGCCCGTGTTACGCAGGATAGACCACGCTGGGTTAGTCGGGGTGACGCCAGGCGTCGTTTCCAGCACATAATACTGTGACGTATTCGCGCCCTTGTATGGTTGCAGTGCCATCGTTATATCCTCGCAGTGAAGGCAATGAAATTAATTGACAACGGGCGCTTAGCCCATCCATTTTCTACAATCAGTGGCCCCAGGCTAACCGACTGCACTTCGGCGCAAATAGCGTTACGCTGGAAAGTGCTTCCTGCTTTGAACGCCGTATTTAATAAGTCTGCCATTTTATTGATTGGCGCGCTACCTTTAGCGGAAGCGACGTTGATATCAATCTGATAAATCCCGGCGCGCTGCTCGGTAAAGAACAGGTCGGCTTGCTCTGTGTCGGCTAACAGCATATAACTCGCCAGATACGGCGTTGAGGTGCTCGTCGGCGCGTCGATGTTCTCCAGGGCAACAGCGATGTTATTCGTGCTGCCGAAGGCTTTCAACGCGATGTCGAATACTTTTGTGAGGTCTTCAAAATAAGAGGCCATTATCTCACCTTCGCCGCTTCTTCGTTAAGCAATGTGTTGAACCTTGCTATGTTAACACGAACGATGCCAGTCGGGGCCTGTTTTGACCAGCCATACTCCAGGCGTTCAGCATACGGCAGGTTGTTTGTCAGCGTAAATTCATACCAGTTCGGTGAGTTGGTGATGTAAGTCGCAGCGCTGTTAACCGCCTTGTTACCCGTAGGGTCTACACCCGCAATAAGGCCAGTCGCGGGAGTAGCGCCGGTAGTTTGCCAGTTACTACGAAATCGCCCGGTGTCGACGGGACTTGCTTTTATGATGGCGCTGAACAGCTTCAGTGAAACAGCACGCATCACTGTTTCCGGGTTCTTCTTGGCCTTGTCAACAAAGGCCTGAATGTCCAGCGTGAACTTACTCATTTGCGCACCTGAATAAACCAGGCCACGATGTCGTCGTTAACCTTCTTGGGCTGAATTCCCTCGACAGACCACTGCTCGCCGTCCATGAGCACTTTATCTTCCATCTTCGGCAGCACGCTGTAATCCGCCTCGACCATCATGTCACCAGCCTGGATGGTGGTTCCGTTCACCAGCGCAATGTTAATTGGAACCGGAACGGCAGTGAGAGGAATCTGAGTATCAGGTTGTTGCACGTATTCCCCTAGGTCTTCATCCCAGACCTTAGAACCGGCACGAACCAGCGTTACAGTGCTGCCGTATTTACCTAGCAGGCGCGTCGCTACGCCCTGCATTTTCTTGCTGAAAGCCGTGCTCATTAGACTGGCTCCAGTCGTGAAATGACGAGTAACGCAGACGGCGCGGTACCCCATGCAGTTACCGTAGCAACCTGTGGGTAGACTCCACCAAAGTTAGACCCTGTACTGTCGCGCATAATCTGGACAACGAAGGTCTGCCCTGCTGTGGCATTAATTACCACACGAGATTCTGTTGGCGTAGTGGCGTCAGTCTGTGTCATTTTTACCGCAGCAGGGCTTCCGATTTGCGCGCTGCCAAGCAGCAATCTACTTAACAGAATGGAAGTGCCCGTGGCTCCGGTTCGCCCGCACTGTAGTTTGATTCGTACCGCATAAGTGCCAGCGGTATTGAACGTAACCGGTCCGGCGGCGTTAATCATTACAGGGTTAGCCGCAGAGTTTTGCGCGGCACCGAAAGTTAACTGCAAAGCGGTGTCAACAGCAGATGGCGCTTGTGCAACTGTAGAAGGAGCGCGTAATACCTCAACCTCTTTCATACCCGCGGCAGCATAAAGCATAGAATCAGCAAGCTGCGTTGTTACTTCGCGAAGCTTGGCGGGTGTGATTGCGCCACTATCGTTATCAGGTAAATTCGCCCCGATAAGGGTAAACATACCGGATTTATCAAGAGCCATGATTAACCCCGATATACGTTAAATGAGAAGCCGTTATTCGCGC